ACTATTACTTGAATGAAAGTATTTTCTTGTATTTATATTATCTGGATTTGCTAATGTACCAGTTTCAGCTGTATTATATTCAGGTATTTGTATAATCCAGAATTTATGCCGCCAATAAACTATTCTTGCTCCCCAATGTTTTAAGAGTTCATTTAATACATCATAACAATTTCTTGGCTCATAGACACCCTCAGTTTCTTCGTTATGAAACATTGAAACTTGTACCTCTGTTTTAGCAAATGGATCAAATGTTAATGTAGATGGAGCTGATGCCCCATGCCCTGTATTATACCAATTTATACTTGTTCTCCATTCCCAATCAGTTATTGCTCCCTCAGTAGTCAATGCCGCCCCTACTTTACCAAGTACTGTTTTCATCCAGAAACTATAAGAAGCTGGTCCCCAAAACATTTCACTTGAATCATAAGGTTTTGTTGCTCCAGCCTCAGCAAAATCCACTTCTTTCAATAATGATAATCCATCAGTAAAAGTTAATTTAAACTCATAAGGAAAGAACTCATCTACTGTTGAATTTAAATCCATTAATAAGAATCCACTCCATATCAAACTGGATGCGGTTGCTTGAGTATTTCTATATATATGAACATAAACATCTTTTTCCTCATAAGAATCTCTTACACTCTTCAACCAATTGTCAATTAATGTTCCCTCAACCATTATAGGAATCTCACATGATGAACTCATTATAGTTGAGAATCTATCATCATTATCAGAATCCCAATTGATTTGCGGTCCACCCTGACCTAATGTTATCTCAGTTATTGTTGAGCCAGTATAATTTCTATCCCATATTTGAACAAAGTAACTCCATGAATTATAACTATATATTGTTGTTTGAAATCTTATTCCAGCCATTACACGCTTCTTAATCTGTTACCAGATGTTCTTGCATTACTTAAAAATATATCTGTTCCTCTAATAACTCCCTCAACTTGTACTGTTTGCGGTCCTCCCATTTTAGATAAAAATGGAATATTAACTCCAGCCCCCTGCAAAGTTGGACCAATTAATGTACTTGTTCCTCCAGTCAATAATCCAGTTAATGCTGGTATTGCTAAACTAAATATCTTTGAGGTAATACCTTTACTAAGAGCTGAGAAGAACTGCTGTCTTACTGTCAATTTTAAATTTTCAATGAATGCTTTAAAGAATCTATCTTGTGATTGAAATGCTCTTTCCATTGCTGTTTGAAAACCATTTTGAAAGTTTTTCATCTCAGTATTAAAATCAAATAATTTTGTTGTAGCCTCTTTAATATCTTTAGATAAATTTGGGAATAATATATCTTTCATTCTACCCTTATTCATTGGAAATATATGTAATTTACCACCAGTTGTTATACCAGAACCACCTTCTCCTAAATTTAATAATTCAGCTATTTTACTAAAATCTAATATATCTTGACCTAATTCTTTAAGTATTGCTCCAAATCCTTTGAATTCATCAACTGGTAATTGTTTATCAGTTGCAACAATAGTAGCCATTGCTATTCCCAAATCTTTAAGTTGCTTAGCACCAAATATTCCAAATTGTTCACCAAAAGCACCCATTGCAGTTAGTATAGAAGCTAATTCTTCAGATGCAAATTTATTAGCTAAAAGATTTATTACTCGAGTTATATTGTTTTTTAATAATACAAATCCTCCAGCTAAAACAGCAATCAATCCGCCAAAGCTAAAAAAGAAAGCTAAAATTTTTGGACCTATTAAAATTAATCTACCTAAAATATTTAAAGCTGGACCAATAGCAGATGCTAAAGCAACACTTTCTATGGCTGCTGTTTTTTCAGCTAATGACAAAGATTGAAACTTTTCAACTAACTTAATGGTGTTGTCAAGTAATTTTTTAGCAACTGGTAAAAGCATAGTACCAAAATCAGCACTTAAATCTTTTGTTCTTTCTTGTAATTCTCTGAATTGATTTGCAAAGCTCCCTGATGTTCTCGCATAATCACCAATAGCTTTTTGGCTTTGTCTTGTAGCTAATTGAAAAGTTAATTGAGCCTTTTCTACTTTATTAAGTTCTTTTAATACTAATCCTTGTTCCTCAGCAAATCTTTTTAAATCAGTTTCAGTAATTGCTATACCTAATGATTTAATAGCCTCTCTTTCACCAAGTAATGCTTTTGTCAATGCCTGAGATGCACCCTCAGCTCCTCCACTAAAGTTAGTGAATGAAGCTAAATCAACCGCTAATTCATTAACTTGTTTTGATAAATTTAATGCCTCTTTCTCAGTAAATCCAAATCCAACTAATAAATCACCAGTATTAGCTAACAACCCCATTGCGGCTTGGCTTGATAATCCAAAGCTTTTCTTAAATGTTTCAGCTGTTTGTAAAGCATCACCTTCTATTGAACTAAAAACAGTTTTGAATTTTGATCTTGTTTCTTCTAAATCAGAAGCCATTTTAATAGATGCCCCTCCAATAGCTAAAACTGGTAGTGTGATGTTTCTTGTTAAGTTTGATCCGATAGATTGCATATTAGTTCCAAACTTCTTAATGTTCCTTTGAGCTTTCTTCATTGCTCTATCAAAGCCTCTTAAATCAGCTCCAAATGCTACTGTTAAAAATCCAACGCTTTTATTTGCCATCTTTCTTTAATTCTTCTATTCTTTTAATATATTCAGCTCTTGCTTTCAACTTCTTGTAATCTACTTCTTTTTTCTTTTTATCCCAATCAAATTCAATCAAATCTGTTGGCTTTATTCTCTTTCCTTTTGGGATTTGTATATTGACTAAAACCGCTGTTTGCCATCTTACTCTTTCCCATTCATGCTTTTCTTTCAAGCTTAAGAGTTCATAGAATCCAGTCATCTTATTAAAAAAATGTCTTGGAATCATATTATAAAACTCCTCAACAGATAGCCCCATTAATCCAAAAGCTATCTCTTCTAACCTGTCCCAAGTCAGTTTTTCTTCTGCTTGGGATTGGGCTTTTTTTCATTTACCTGTCCCATCATCTCTCCTAAAATTTCCATACATCTTGCAATAGCATTGAAATCACCATCTATTGAATCAGCTAAATCATCAACAGATAATTTCATTTCTTGCTTAGAGGCTCTGTAACCATCCTCAATACCGCAATACATTAAAATTAAAGCATTGTCTAAAGTCATCTCTTGCCCAAGTTTATCTAAGTCCGCAAGTGATGTATTAGTCATTTTAGAATATTTTCTTAAAGCATTGAAGCCAAACTTTATTGGATGGTCCTCTTTGCCTATTGTTATTATTTTATAATTCATTTCAGTAAGTATTTTAAAATGGTTTTGATGCTCAGTAACTCACCGAAAGAATTACCAAGCACCGCCACCAAAAGTTATTATTAAACTTCAACTCTATCTAAGACACCAGTTCCCTCTATGGTAAAAGAATAAGTTGCTGTATCTTCAGTACCACCAGTTAAGCTCATTGATGTTATAAATCCGCTTCCAGTATAGTTATTGTCACCAGTAGTTTGATTATCTCCAAAGGTAAAACTAACAGCTTGCCTGTTTGTTAAAACATTAGTGTCAATAAGATCATCAGCTCCATCAGAGATTGGAGTATCGCTCGCATTGCTCCAAGCATAAGCTCCATCTACATCAATAGTAAAATCTCTTAATCCTTCTAATATTTCTTTGAATCCAGCGGATTCTTTATTAGTTATTTCTCTTACACTTTGATTAACTGTCAAAGTACAGTTTTGTGCAAAAGCTACAAGGTTCGTTTGTGAACCTGTTCCGCTATACACTTTTAATTCAGTTCCGTTTAAAATTGCCATTTTTATTTATTTATTTAATTAATTAATTATTTAATTTAAACCCTGCAACAGTAACACCTGTTACTCCGCTATAAGTTATACTTATTTGTGAATCATTTGTATTGAAAGCTGATGGTGAAAATGGTCCAATCATACCCTCAGCACCAGCACCAACAGCAATAGTTGCATTGCTTTTAGTTGTTTCTCCAAACAATTGAGTTTTAACAGATGTAACTTGTGCAGTTATTGTAACAGTAATAGAACCACCACTTCCATTCTTAATCATAAGGAAGGTCTTTCCATCATTATCCATTACATCCCCTTCAGCCGTTGCACTTGCAAAGGTGGGAGTTATTCCGCTTTCAGTTATCGTCTGAACTGTTATTGTCGCCATCTTTTACTTTCTTTTTTTTAGTTTTAAAATAACCCAATTTCTTGAGCCTCTTGTAATCCTCTTCTTTTAATTCAACTGATTCACCAGCTTGGTAAACTTTACCAAACATTCTTAAATTCTTTTCTAATTTATATTTCATTATGCTGTATTTATAATTCTTACATTAAAATCTATTGCTTTCCTAAACACCCCATCCTCATGGTTATCATCAAAAATATCATTATAACTATCATATTGGATGGATTGAATTGAAACCCCTCCATGAGTTCCGCTTTGTCTATCTAATGCAGTTCTTATTTTTAACGCCAAATCACTTGCATCACTATAAGATTTAGAATAACAACTTACAGTAACATTATTAACATCTACTGTACTCACTCCATCCTTAGTATCGTTAGGATCATCACCATCAACTTCATATATTACGAATGGGAATGTAGTAGTTTGAGGGGCTACGTTTGGAAAGATTCTTGTTCCAACAACTGAGCTAACCTCGCCATTACTACTCAATAAACTATATAATGCTAATCCTACTTTCATTATCTTCCAAATATTCCATATTTATGTGTTCTTCTTGCATAGCTTTTTACAGACCTTTCAATAACTTTCTCAGCATCTTTAAAAGTATTTTTTAACATTATACCTTTAGTTGATTCAAAAGCTGGTTCAAAGTATTTCTTTGCTCTTTTCATTGGCCCTCTTCCTCCAAACATCACCTCATCACCATACTCAATCCAAGCACCATAAAATCCTGATTTACCCTCACCAGATTTACTTTTTTTACCAGCTCCAAAAGCTCCTTTTACTCTTGGGCCAACAAAACCTCCTAAGAACTTTCTTGATCTTCTCGTTGTAAAGTAACCGATTGACCTTTTTAACCTACCAGTCTTATCAGCTTTTTCTCTAACAAGATTAGCTCTTGCTTCTTTGATTAATGGTTTTGAGTTCTCTCTAAAGAACTTATTAAACATCTTATCATTGTTCAATTTTTTAGGTAATTGAGCAAATAAATCTTGGAGTTCTTTCAAACCCTCCATCTTAAATGTTACTCTTTCTGTTGCTCTGCTAAAACTCATTCAATCTCTTTGTTCAGTTATTATTTCTAAAAAACTATCTCTACCCTCTATCTCATTTATTGCTTGAATGTAATATAATTTACTATCATAGCTTATTCTTGTTTTTTCGGTTAAGTCTGCTAAGTCAAGATTTCTAATAAAAAACTTTACTTTGCTTATTGCTGTTATTCTATCAAATTCATCTGATTGACTACCTCCAGTAAAATCTACTTTTGCCCAAACCTCTCTATATGTACTATAAGATTCTATTAACTCACCATATACGTTTCTTGTAGTTGAATAGTTTTGTAAAGTAACTCTTCTATCAAGATGCCCTATCTGCATACCTGAATTTTATATTGGTCTAATAAAAACTTAGCATTCATTGGAAGCTCAGTTGCTATTGTTCCAGTTACTACCGCTTGTCTATTCTGATACCAATTACCAATGGTTAATAATAAAGCTTGCCTTATGCCCTCATCAACCTCATCTGATCCAGCTGCTATGCCTACAACATAGTTTACTTGTACAGCATTTAGTCTATCAATAATCTCTGGGAAAGATTGATTTGGTTTCAATCCAATCCTTGCTGGTTTGTTTACATCATCTACAAAATAAATATCAGTATTTAATGTTTGTAAACTACCAGATGTATCAACATATTTTATATTAGTAACACTTAAAACAGGTGATTTGAATAGATTACTTATATCTTCCCACTTATCTCCTACTTGTTGGATTGTCGTTTGAATAAAAAATCTGTTAGTATATTCTTGAGCTGATGATGTTGCTGATTTAATCAGATTAGTGATAAATGTATCATCCGCTGTTGTATCAACCTTTAAATGAGTTTTTGCCTCAGTTAATGTTATTGGATTACTTGTTGCTGGTGTTACTACTTTAAATGCTCTCATATTATATTTTAAAAAAAAGGGATGGGTATTATGCCACCCCTTTAATTAATACTAATTATTATGCCTCCAAGTTTTTGTGGAAAGTATCAGCCTGTACAGCTCCAGCATCT